AAGCAGCAAAAGAAGCAAGTGAAAAGGTAGCGGAGCAACGCAAAGAAGCAAACGAAAAAGCTAAAGAAGAAAGAAAAGCACAAGCAGAACTTATAGCTAAAAGCGATGCTGAAGCCAAACGTATTGCTATTGAAAAAGAAAACGAGTTACAGCAAAAACTCGAAGATATTGCAGAACAAAATTACCTAAATACCTTATCAGAGCAAGATAGAGAACTTTTAGCGGTTCAAGATAAATACTTTGAACTTGAAACTTTAGCTCAAGGCAATGCAGATGCACTTCAGCAAATTGAGATTGCCAAAATGAATGAGATGAATGACATCAATGTCAAATATCAACAACAGGCATACGATTTAGATAAAGCAGCTAAGGAAAAGAAAAAAGAACTGGATGCAAAGGCAGCAGAAGAAGAAATTGCAGCAGCTAAGGCAGTAGAAGAGCAAAAGAGAGCAATCCAGATGCAAGGCTTGGAAGTAGCATCTCAAGGAGTTGCTTTAATCAAAGGTGTATTTGAAAAATCTAAAGGAGTACAAAAGGCAGCGGTCATTGCAGAATCTGCCATTGGTATTGCTAAAATGATTATTGCTAACAAAGCAGCAAATGTCGCAGCATTGGCAACGCCACAAGCTATTGCTACTTCAGGAGCTGCGGCTATTCCTGTAATTGCTATGAATAACATATCTACAGGTATTGGTATTGCAGGAAATATTGCGGCAACTGCTAAAGCGTTACAAAGTCTTGGTGGCGGAAGCACTCCAACACCTCCATCACTTGGCGGAGGCGGAGGATCAGCAGGTGGTGGTATGCAAGCACAAGCTCCGCAGTTTAATGTGGTAGGTAACTCTGGTATAAACCAATTAGCGCAATTACAACAAACTCCTGTACAAGCTTACGTTGTTTCTGGACAGGTAACTACTGCTCAAAGTTTAGATCGCAACAGAGTAGAAAACGCAACATTATAAACCATTTTAAGTTTAGGGAATATGGATTTAATAGAATTAATCATTGACGAGAAGGATCCAATGCACGGGATCGAAGCGGTAAGCGTTGTTGAATTTCCGGCTATTGAGGAAAACTTTATTGCTTTGAATAAGCACCAAGTACAACTCAAAGAAGTTGATCAAGAGAAGCGTATTTTGATGGGCCCAGCATTAACGCCTAATAAAAAGATTTATCGTAACGATGAAAAGACGAAACGTGAGTGGGAAATATTCTTTTCTGAAGATACAGTACGCAAAGCATCTGAGTTATTCTTAATGCGATCTAATCAGAACAATGCTACGTTAGAACACGCTAAAGAAATTGATGGAATGTCAGTAGTTGAAAGCTGGATTATTGATGATCCGAAAACTGACAAATCTAAGTTATATGGTTTTGATTTACCTAAAGGAACTTGGATGATTTCAATGAAAGTAAACAACGATGATATCTGGAAGCGAGTAAAGGCCGGAGAAGTTAAAGGTTTTTCTATTGAAGGCTACTTTGCTGATAAATACGAAATGAGCGCACAAACAGAAGAAAAAGACGAAGTCATAGCTTATTTAAAAGAGATCTTAGATATCAAACTTGAATCTTATTCTGACTATCCAGAAGCCGCTAAAGAAAACGCTAAAATTGCTTTGCGTTGGGCTGCTGAAAACGGATGGGGATCTTGCGGAACACCGGTAGGAAAACAACGTGCAAACCAACTTGCAAATGGAGAACCTATATCTCAAGAAACTATCAGCAGAATGGCTGCATTTGAACGTCACAGACAAAACTCACAAAAGGAGTTAGGCGATGGATGTGGCAGGTTAATGTGGTTAGCTTGGGGTGGAGATGCCGGTATTGAATGGGCACAAAGAAAATTAGAACAACTTAAAAATAAATAATATGTCATTTTTAAAGAAAACACCAAGCAAGTCAAGCCCAAGAGGTGGGAAACGAGGATGCTTATGCGATGATGGTACGTATTCAAAAGATTGCTGCAATGGAGATCTACAAAATCAAGGCGTAGGTGCTTTGGTTCAGCAAGGATCCAGTACCGTTACAAACACGAACCAACCGAGAACGATTACAGGAGTAAACGGATAAAAACGCAACAGAATTAATATATTATAGTTTAAGCGGTATAAACTAAAATAAAAATGAACGAAAACAAGATTTTAAACAAAGTTCGCGCGCTTCTTGGATTGGAAGTTAAATTAGAACAAATGAAATTAACTGATGGTGTATCTGTTTTGGAAGCTGATGCTTTTGAAGCTGGCAACGAAGTTTTTATTGTAACTGAAGATGAGCAAAAAATTCCTTTGCCTATTGGTGAATACGAATTAGAAGATATGCGTATTCTCGTTGTATTAGAAGAAGGTATTATTGCTGATGTTCGTGAAGCTGCTGAGCCAGAAGTTGAAGTTGAAGTTGAAGAGCCGGAAGTTGAAGCAGGAATGCCTGTTGAAGAAGAAATGGCCGCTGAAGCTGCACCAACTGCAAAGAAAATTATTGAATCTATTGTAAAAGAATCTCATTTTAAAGAAATGGAAGCTTTACAAAAAGAAAACGAAACATTGAAAGCTGAATTGGCAAAACTATCTGCACAACCAACTGAGGAAGCAAAAGAAGAAGAAGCTCCGGTTGAGTTAGCTGCTGTTGAATCTGAGCCAAAACCAATTTTACATAATCCAGAAAATGCACAACCTGTTGAGTTATTCAAATTAACTCCAAAAAAGGCACGCACGACTATGGATTCAATCTTTGAAAAACTAAACAAATAATTAACTAAATTAAATTTTAAGAAATGGCTACTACCACTTCAATCACTACAACATATGCTGGCGAATTTAGCGGAAAATATATCGCTGCTGCATTGTTATCTGCTCCAACTTTGGAGAAAGGCGGATTTACTATCCACCCAAATGTTAAGTACAAGCAAGTAATTCAAAAAGTTGGTACAAACGACATCATCAAGAACGCAACTTGCGATTTCGATGCAACGTCAACTGTAACACTTACTGAGCGTATCTTACAACCGGAAGAGTTCCAAGTAAACTTACAACTTTGTAAAAAAGACTTTCATTCGACTTGGCAGGCTGCTGAAATGGGTTACTCTGCATTTGATGTTATGCCTAAGTCATTTGTTGACTTCTTGATCGGACACGTTTCTGAGAAAGTTGCTTCAAATATGGAATCTACTATCTGGGTTGGTGCTAACGCTACCGCTGGTCAGTTCGATGGTATCTCTACTCAAATTGCTGCTGATGCTGCTTTGCCATCTGCTCAAGAAGTTGCCGGTACAACTGTAACTGCTGCTAACGCTATCACTGAGCTTGGTAAATTGGTTGATGCTATTCCTGCTCGCCTTTACGGTCACCCAGATCTTAAACTTTACGTTTCACAAAACATCTACAAAGCGTATGTACGTGCTTTAGGTGGTTTTGCTGCTTCTGGTGTTGGTGCTAACGGTTATAACAATCAAGGTACAAACCAAGTTCTTGGTGATGTATTCTTTGACGGTATTCCGGTATTTATGGCTAACGGTATGGCTGCTAACACAGCTATCGCTACTCCATCTTCAAACTTACACTTTGCAACAGGTATCTTAAACGATATGAACCTTGTTAAAGTGCTTGATATGGCAGACCTTGACGGATCTGAAAACGTCAGAGTAATTATGCGTTTCACCGCAGATGCTAAATACGGTTTTGCTGAAGATATGGTTACTTACGGAATTACAAACTCTGCTAACTAATCTTAATTAACCTAAATAACTGGGGAGGGCGGTAAAAAACTTCCCTCCCTTTTTTATAAACTTTAAAAATTTTTAAGATATGAGCTGCGATTTAGCTAACGGTAGACTTGAGGTATGTAAGACAGCAGTAGGTGGTATTGATGCTATCTATTTTGTTAACTACGGAGATTACTCTGGTATTACTTACGATGGTACAAACACTGATGTAATTGATTCAGTTGCCGGTGTTACCACACTTTACAAATTTGAACTTAAGGGTACAAATTCTTTTGATCAAGTAATTAACTCTTCACGTGAAAACGGAACTACATTTGTTGAGCAAACTTTGACTTTCACTTTGAAAAACCAAGATATTGCTACGCATAAAACTGCTAAGCTTTTGGCTTACGGACGTCCTCACGTTGTTGTTCGTTCACGTAATGGTTCTTATTTCTTCGCTGGCCTTGAGCACGGTTTAGAGGTAACTACTGCTAACGTTGTTAACGGAACTGCGATGGGTGACCTAAACGGTTACACTTTTACAATGGTTGGTCAAGAGAAGCTTTTAGCCAATTTCATTGATGTTGCTTCTGAAACTGCATTAGCAACTGCTTTTGGTGGTGCAACTATTGACACTAACTAAGATCTACTAACTACTATGGAAAGGCCACTCTTAATCGGGTGGCTTTTTTATTTGCAACAAAATTGAATGAAAGTAGTTATGAAGATATGATTGTACTTACAACTTCAAACTCAGCGCAAACGTTTAGCTTTGTACCTCGCAAAACAGGTTACAATACTATGCAGATTATTGATGAAATTGAAAATACAACGGAAACAGTTTCGATTACGTCAAGTGTTGCCGGAGATTATACTCATTCAATTACTGCTACGTTTGATCTTGTTGAGGGCCGCAGTTATTTATTGGTATTAAAAAACGGATCTAATATCATTTACAGAGATAAGATATACTGTACTGATTCGCCTTTAACTAACTTTAGTGTAAACTACAACCAATATACGTCTAACGTATCTAACAACGAATTTATCGTAATATGAGCAGTAACATACAGTTTGTCAATTTAAGCCAATACGAGCCACCTATTATAACGGAAAGCAAACGAGATAATTGGGTTGAATTTGGAGGTGAAAACAATTACTTCCAGTTCTTAATTGACCGCTATAATCACAGTACAACCAATGCCGCAATTATAAACAACGTAACACGTTTGATTTATGGTCGTGGTTTAGGCGTTTTAAACGCAGATCGCAAACCTAATGAATATGCACAAGTCAAAGCCTTGTTTCACGATGATTGCATCCGTAAAATCGTTATGGACCGCAAGTTATTGGGACAATTCGCATTGCAAGTACACTACAACCAAAGCAAGTCAAAAATACTCAAGGCATACCATATGCCAGTCAACTTGCTTAGATCAGAAAAATGTAACAAAGACGGAGAAATAGAGGGTTATTATTACTCTGATGATTGGACGGATACACGTAAGTTTGAGCCTAAACGCATTCCAGCTTTTGGATTCGGCGGTAAGAATGAATTGATTGAGATCATTTATTCAAAGCCCTACACGGTAGGTATGAAATACTATGCGTATCCAGACTATCAAGGTTCATTACCCTATGCCCTAATGGAGCAAGAAATAGCCGAATATCTGATCAACGATGTTCAGAATGGCTTTTCTCCAACGATGATCGTAAACTTCAACAACGGAGTACCGACTGAGGAGCAAATGAATATCATTGATGCCAAAGTTAAAAGCCAACTTACTGGCCCTAAAGGCAAAAAGGTAGTTACTTCATACAACGAAAATGCTGAAATGAAAACTACGGTTGATGCCATTCCTTTGAATGATGCTCCGGAACATTATCAGTATTTATCTGAGGAGTGTATGCGTAAAATTATGTTGGGCCATAACGTTACTTCTCCTTTGTTATTTGGTGTTGCTTCAACAAATGGATTTAGTTCAAATGCAGATGAGCTTAAGAACTCTTCTGTATTGTTTGACAATATGGTTATTAGGCCTATCCAAGATGAAATAATTGCTGCTTTTGAGCAAGTGTTGCACTTTAATGGCCTTTCAGTTCGTCTTTTCTTCAAAACTTTACAACCTTTAGAATTTACGGATCTCGAAAACGCAATTACAGAAGAACAAGTACAAGAAGAAACAGGTACCGAGTTAAGCAAACACGATTGCGGATTAGATGCGATTGCAGAACCGCTTATTGCTTTAGGAGAAATGCCTGCTGATAATTGGCTTCTAATAGACGAAAAAGAAGTTGACTATGATACAGATGATCAAGAGAACGAAATGCTTTCTAATGAGCCTAAACAAAGCTTATTTAGCAAGCTGATTGAATTAGTAAGCACTGGAGATAGCCGCCCTAATATCCGAAGCAATCAAGATAAGGTAATTGATGGCGTTAAATTTATTACTCGTTATGTTTACGCTGGTTCTTTAAGCAGTAATTCAAGAGAATTTTGTCAAAAAATGATGGCAGCCGGTAAAGTTTACCGCAAAGAAGATATCCAGAAAATGTCCGGACAAGCGGTTAATGCAGGTTGGGGCCCAGAAGGAGCTGCAACGTATGACATTTGGTTGTACAAAGGCGGAGGTAACTGCCACCACAGATGGAACAAACAGGTTTATGCTGCTATTGAAGGTAAGGCAATCAATATTAATGATCCTAAAATCAGACAAATTGCAGTAAGTAAGGCCGCTGCTCGTGGTTACGTAGTTACAAACAATGAGCTTGTTTCTAAGCGACCTGTTGATATGCCTAATTACGGATTTTTACCAAGCAATCCTCAACCTAAACGCACAATTACAAGATAATGGCACAAGCACTATTAATAACAGACGCTGATCTGGTAAAGTTTACCGCTACAAACGGAAATGTAGACGTAGACAAATTTGTGCAATTCATTAAGATTGCTCAAGATATTCACATACAAAACTATTTAGGTACCAAGTTACTCGAGAAGATTGAAGCAGATATTATTGCTGGCACGCTTTCCGGTAATTACCTAAATTTAGTTACAACATACGTTAAGCCAATGTTGATCCACTGGGCAATGTTTGAATACTTGCCTTTTGCGGCTTATACCATCGCTAACAAAGGCGTATATAAACACGGATCAGAAAACGCAACCAATGCAGAAAAGAACGAGATTGATTATTTAACAGAAAAAGAAAGATCTATTGCTCAGCATTACACGGAGCGTTTCATTAATTATATGTGTTTCAATAATTACTTGTTTCCGGAGTACAATACAAATTCAAATGATGATATGTATCCGGATCGAATGAATAATTACACTTCTTGGTACATATGAAAAAACGAATAAAGTTAGGCAGCTACAAACCGAAAAAAGAAAACGTAGAAAAGTTGCAGGTTTATTTACAAAAAATAGCAAAAGAAAATGTCAAATAATATCAGTTGGGGAAAGATCTACGAATCAACGTGGTGGGGAGACCAAATTAACACCGCAGATTCTACGTATGATTACGCTACTACAACCTTTAATGCACCTTTTGAACTTGAGTTAAGAGTAGCCTCAGAGGGTGGAGTATTGGAATCGTCTTTTTGTATGTCTTTAACCATTTTAAACCTTTCTCAAATATGAGCCTATTAGATACTGCCTCTTTAATTGTAACGCCAAACGGATATAAGGAGGGCAAATTATATTCCGTTATTCCGTCGGACGGAAGTGGCGACTTGTCAGTAACACGAGCGACCACCGCAACACGAGTAAACTCTGCTGGCTTGGTGGAGTTAGTGCCTTACAACCTTGTCACTTATTCCGAGCAGTTCGACAACGCAGCGTGGGCAAAATCAGGTGCTACAATTTCAGCAAACACAACTATCGCTCCTAATGGAACTTTAACCGCTGACTCTGTAACCATATCAAGTTTAGGTTACTTGCTTCAGCAACTCACTTTATTTCCTGCGGTTAGTGGTCAATCAGTTACTTTGTCTGTTTACGCAAAAACGAACATATCTAATTTCTTGATTTTTGGTGGGGGAACTGCAACGGGTACAGATACCTCAACAATTACAGACGTAGGTGGCGGTTGGTACAGACATACTATCACAAGGACGTTTAATACCACTACTTCGCTTCAACCTTTACAATGGATTATCTACAACCAAGTAGGGACATTTGCAATATGGGGCGCGCAAATAGTCGAAGGCTCAACCGCTAAAGACTACCAAAAAACGGAAACAAGACTTAACATCCCAAGACTTGACTACTCAAACGGAACTTGTCCAAGTTTACTTGTAGAACCGCAGAGGACTAATCTAAACCTTTTTAGCGAGCAATTAAATAATGCAGCTTATAGTACTGTAGGTGGTGCTGGTTCAAGTGTGGTCGTGTCAGCTAATTATGGAATTGCACCTGACGGAAATCAAACTGCAGACAGATTACAAATCACAAGAGGTACAACATATGTTGAAACACGCCAAAGGAAAACCACAACTATTGGTCAAACTTATACTCTTTCGTTTTGGGGTAAGGCAGTAACGGGAACGCCAACGCTTTATACAACTATTAACGGAAGTTACCAAAACCCTGTAACATTTACTAATGAGTGGGTAAGATATACTCACACTTTTACAGCTGCAGATACTTCAGCAGGTTTCAACCTAATTACTTGGGTTAATTTAGCAGGAACTTCTGCAAGTGCAGACCTACTCGTTTGGGGTGTTCAACTCGAACTCGGAAGCTACGCTACTTCATACATACCTACAACCTCTGCAAGTGTAACACGCAACGCAGATGTTATTTCAAAGACTGGTATTAGTTCGCTTATAGGACAAACAGAGGGGACTTGTTTTGTTGACTTTAACTATGATAATTTTAATGGACAACCAAACCCTATTTTATTTAGCTTTAGAAATACTGCTTGGACAAATGAAGTTTACGCTCAAATTTTAGCAAGTGGAGGAATTCAAGTTCAAACATATTTAGGAGGGGTTCAACAAAGTTATTTGTACTATGGAGGTGCTACAAATGGGCATCATAAACTCGCATACGCATATAAGCAAAATGACTTTGTCTTGTATGTAGATGGGGTTCAAATTGCAACAGATACAAGTGGAAACGTTCCAGCAACTGATGACTTTTGTTTAGGTTACTTCAGTTCTACATACACCCCAAGTAACGAATACAACGCTGCCGCCCTTTGGAAAACTCGCTTAACAAACACTCAACTCGCACAACTCACAAGCATATGATTTACAAGCTAACATACACAGACAAGGAACAAGCACTCGCAGACTTGAAAGCAAAAGGCATTCTTGTAGAGGTAGAGTTCAACGGAGAAAAACACGAAGCATACGGAAGCGGAGTACAAGCAGTTGTTGAGATAGGACTTATTATGTTAACCCCTCCCGTAATGGAAGGAATGGAAGTAATTACCGAACCTATCTACGCAGACGGATATCATTACGATGTAATGTCGGACAACACCTATGACTTCGGGTCAAACCTTGTCGAACCAAAGAACCCAAAGCACGCATTCGCTGGTCATAGTGTTAAAGAAGAGTTTCCTTACGAACCGCAAATTTTAACTGAACAATGACCGAATTTGTAACCATCGTTAAAAAGTACGGAGTAACAGGAGTGCTTGCCTTATGGTTGTGGCACACTGACAACCGATTGAATAAGGTTGAAACTGCTTTGTATGACTGCTATAAAGAACAGAGCTTCAGACAAGCTACAAATACACGAATAAACATTCCAGAACGCTTATTTGCAATCTTACCTAATGATAAAAAAACTAATCGCAGAAACACTCAAGCCTAATGGCAAGTGGTCTATTAAACGCTTAAGTGCCTTTACGTCTTTTTGGCTATCGGTTGCTTATGCTTTAATTCCGCTTTTCAGACCGTTTGAAGTACACGAGTTTGTTTTTGTAGGCCTGCTTACTTATTCAGCTACTGCGATTGGATTAACAGTATGGAACAAAACTATTAAGGAATGAAAAGGATCTTTATTTTGTCGCTAATATCTACTATTCTTGCGACAGGTTGCTCAATGAACTATCACCTAAATAAAGCGATCAAGAAAGGTTACAAGCCACCAGTATACGATACAATACGTATTAATACGGTTGATTCATTTCCGGTTATTGTTCGTGATTCGATAGTTTGGGAAAAGTACATTACTCAGAAAGATACAATTATTCAGATCCAGAAGCAGTACGTTCCAAAAACACGTATAATACAAAGATTCGATTTAAAGCGTTTTAACGATAGTTTAGAACATATTCGAACTATCTACTCAGATTCGCTTAAATATGCGCTTAAAACAAAGAAAACAACGCTTAAAACTGATTTAAAGCAAGTAAGGAGTGAAAACAAGAATACTTTTGCTGATGCTATGCGCTGGATCTTCTTTAGTTTGTTGCTTATTGGCTTGTTTTTTGTAGTTCGTGCAGTTAGACGTTATTTATTAATCAATGGTTAGACAATATACAGACAAGCAGTTGCTTGCAAGAGTTAAAGAGCTGGATAGTTTTAAGAACATTCCTGCGGGATATTGGTTATTAGGCGTAAGATCTTTGGATGATATCCCAAATACGTTTGATGATAAGATCTATTTATTTAAAGGAGAAGAGTTTGTATTGGTTACTTCAGCCACAACTAATCCCGGTACCCCTACGCTGAAACAATTTGAAAAGGTAAATAAAGACGGAGCAGCAGTATTAAAAGCTAATCAGTGGTATTATAACGTTTGGAAGTATGGTAAACATAACGGAAAGGTTGAAGCCTTGTTACAGCTCGGAAACAAAGTGCAAGTTTATAGAGATACAGACCGAGATTCAAAGTCAGAAGAACAAGGAGCTTTACAGTCGGGTTATTTTGGGATTAATTTTCACCCTAACACCTATGATCTGAGTAGGAAAGTTACAAGCAGCAGCATTGGTTGGTTTTCTGCTGGATGTCAAGTTGTCAATAATGTGGAAAATTATAAGGCAATGATTAAGTTATTAAAACAAGAAAAATTCGTATCTTACTGCTTGATTGACGAGTTTTAGATGTTTTACGTTTACGCCCACTTACACCCAGAATCCGGAATACCTTTTTACATTGGTAAAGGATCAGACAATAGATTAAAATCAAAAAAATATAGGAATGACTTTTGGAATAAAGTCGTAAATAAATATGGTTTTGATCCTGTAATAATAGAAAGCAATTTATCTGAGCAGGAATCTTTGCGTTTAGAAAAGTATTGGATTGTTAGAATAGGCATATATAAAAATGGCGGAACATTAACCAATATTACAACCGGTGGTATTGGAGGAGATACAATATCTAATCATCCAAACAAAGCCGAGATCATATCTAAAATAAAAAAATCTTTAGCATCTAAACCAAATCCAAATTTAGGTGGTGCTTTGTGTACTGATGAATGGAGAAAAACACAATCCATTGCTCAAAGCAAAGTTCAATTAAAAGTAACAGATACATTAACAGGAAAAGTCACATATTATATTAATTCTAAAGAATGTGCAAAGGCATTAAATTGTAAAGCATCTAACGTTAGAACTTGCAAAGGCAAATATAAATTGATGAAAAGATACGTAATTGAATAAAATTTGTAACATATTGTTTGGTTGATGAATTTTAAATGCTACATTTGTAGAGCATAATTGTTTTTAGTGTTATTAGAAGAAGGGTTGCCAGTTGAAAGCGGTAACCCTTTTTTGTTATCCTTGATTCGCGAATCGAGAATGTCAACTTTTAAGCTTAAAATACTTGGCTATTTGTCCGCTTTATAGTTGAAAAAACTGGACATAATCGGTAAAATTCCCACTTTATAGTGTTTTATTTGCATTAATAATTCGGAAAAATTCAGGCAGTTGTGCAATCTTATGTATACAAAACGCCAAAATCTATACACAATACGAACCTTATGTATAAAATAAGGGTAAAACCTGACAAACTTTGTTACAAAATCAGGGTAAAACATTAAGATTGAAAAAAATATTTTAAAAAAATAGCTTGTATATTAAAAAATAATATTAGTTTTGTCTAAACATTTAAAACAATACTATGAAAGCAAACGAAATTATCCAGTTCATCCAAGCCAGAGAACGTCAACTTTGGGAGGAGTATTTAGAAGCGCGTGAAGCAAACGGAAACTTACACGCAGTTACTAAAAGACACTACGCTATTTGGCAAGAAATAAACGAATTAATTAACCACATAACACAGAAATAATGAACACAGTAAAAACAATTATCGCAGAATGGAAAGAGTTATCGGATTATGACAAAGACTTTTTCCGAAACATTTTAATTTTCTTTATTCCTATCGCTTCAATCTTTGTTTGGTTGGTTAGTACAAATACGCCGCCTGTATTAGATGCTAAGGTACCGGATCCGCAAACTGAAATGAAACCTAATTACGAACTAAAAGGATCTTGGGCAAAATACGCTGAAGGATGCTATAATCGTAAATACAATGACTAAAGAACAATACTATAATAACCAAGCTCAGAATATCCTGCATAAAACAAAACGTTTGCAGATCATTGTTGAGTACACTAACGAACCTTGCTTTGATGCTATGGTTGAAGAATTACGCAAGCATATCCTTTCCGGAACGCAAGAAATTGATCATACGTATAAATACGCTGGCAAGATGTTTTTAATGTACGGTAGACAAGATTACAAGCTATCACGTGAAGTTGATATGGCTGATATAGATGGAAAAACTTACCAAATCGTAAAATCAAGAATATGAGATATCTATTAGAAAAAGACGAAATAATCCAACAAAGGCTAAATAAATTGGCTAAATATTATTTTGATTACAGACAAAAGGATAAAACGAAAGATCTTATTTACGGATCAATGATGTTTCATAAATTTGACTTAGATAACGATATGAAAATGCATAATATGTATACCGGTGAAAAAATACATTTGTATTCGTATTTAAGTAAAAAATTAGATAATCAAAGGCCAGATATAGTTTTGGATAATTTTACAGTAGATGAAGAAACGGATGAAAATAATTACAGAGTAAAAGCAGTTTTTTATTCAGTTTCTCCAACTTATTTAATGGTAGTTAACAAGCTAAAATATTACGATGAACTCAAGGCTAAAGCTCAAGATTATTTACGTAAAAATGTTTGCCTTGATATTAGAAACATTGTAGAAAAAGACGGATTTGTAATGGTTGGTACTAGAGCACGTAATGAATATGATGCTTATTTACTTGGTAAATTTGTAAGCTTTGAAAAAGCAATGACAGTTGAAGAATATGATAATGAACTAAAAAAATTCCTATGACACCAAAAGAAAAAGCAATTGAATTAGTAGATCAATTTATGGAGCATACAGTTGAATGGGATAACGTAACCGAATATGCTTTTGATAGTGAATACCACGCCAAGCAATGCGCTGTAATTGCAGTTAATGAGTTAATAGATTTTGCAAAATTAACCGATGCAACAAATGGTTGGGACCACTTAAATTATTGGAATGAAGTTAAACAAGAAATAAATAAACTATAAAATGGAAAAAGAAGAATACACCGAAGCAGTAAAGCGTAATTTAGAAAAGCTTATTGTACTAACTGCAATACTCCCAGTGCTTGGGGATTACATTGAAGATCTTAACGATGCTAATATCTTTAAAAAGAACGTCAAACGCCGAGCAAATATGTTTCTGGATGAGATCAGAAAAACGGATAGGCTAATAATTGACAGTGCTGATGCAGATGCTCAGAACCAACAGATAGACATTCAACGTGCATTTAGACAATGGGTAAAAGAAAACTTTACTTTTGATAAGTTATTAAAATAATTATTATATTTGTTTCGGCAGGCAGGCCACGAAAAAACATTATTGAAAGCTCTTTTGGTTAGTACCGCTGCCTCGGGAACACTGAAAGGGCTTTTTTATTTTAAGGCAGTAAAATGGCAAAAGACAAAAAAGGGTTTATACTGTATTCGGATTTAATCCATACGATAAACAAATTAAGCGATGAACAAGCTGGTAAGTTATTTAAACATATACTTGAGTATGTTAATGATAACAACCCTGAAAGTGATCAGTTTACAGAAGTAGTTTTTGAACCTATAAAACAAACTTTAAAAAGAGATCTACAAAAATACGAGGACATTTGTAAACGTAACAGCGAAAACGCACGTAAGCGATGGGATGCCACCGCATCCGACCGCATACCAAATGATGCTAAAAATGCCGATAAAGAAAAAGATAAAGATAAAGTTATATCTAAAGATATATATAGAAGCTTCGCTCACTTGTCTATATCAAATGCTGATGTTGAAAAGCTATTGGATAAATATTCCATTACTGAGATTGATGAAGTTTTAGATGCAATTCAAAATTATAAGGGAAATAAAAATTATACTTCCTTATATTTGACAGCTAATAAGTGGTTGAGTAAAAACAAAAAGACAACCGAAATAGAAGAACCAAGAGAATTACAAATACTAAGACAATATGCTAAAAAACAAGGGTGATTCAATTCAGTATTTACTGGATTATAAAGACGGAAAAATCAAACAGGGTTTAGGTATCGGATGCTATTTAGACGAGCACTTAAAATTCAAACCTAAACAAGTAAACATCATTTTAGGCCACGACAACGTAGGTAAGACGTACTGGATTAATTGGTACTTTTTAAACCTCGCATTACAACACGGATTAAGTTTTTGTTTATGGTCCGGAGAAAACCAAAAGGGCCAGATACTTAGAGATCTCGTACAGATGTATTCCGGTAAACCATTCAAGCAATTAAGTTACGATGAGATCCACAGACACACCGCATATTTAGAACAGTTCTTTACGTTTGTAGACAATTCAAAGCTGTATAAACCAGAAGAGTTGTTTGATTTATTTGTACAATCAGAGGCGGATGTTTGTTTGATTGATCCATTCACGGGACTTGATCGGCAAATGACATTTGATGGCAATTATACTTTTATGAATAACGCCCGACAGTTTGTAAATAGTACCGGAAAAACTTTATACATAAATACCCATCCAAACACGGAATCCGGCAGAAACGCAAATTTATATCAAGACGGAGATTGGAAAGGACATTTGAAACCACCGCTTAAGGATCACATTGAAGGAGGCAAGGCTTTCCTAAACCGATGTGATGATATGTTTGTAATACACCGTTTAATTAAGCACCCAGAATGGAAATATTCAACTTGGATCAACGTTGAAAAAGTTAAGGATACAGAAACAGGCGGAAAGCATACGCTTTTGAATGAGCCAATTATTTGTAATTTTAACTCCGGTGTTGGTTTTGAAATTAACGCAGTTGATCCGCTAAAGAATTTCAGAGTAAAACCACCAGTGCAACTTAAAACACCTTTTTAAAATGGATTTATCACTTAAAATATTATGGGCTAAGAACACGATTTGGGTAGTGCGAGAACGCATCAAGAACGTACGTGAAAAACTTGAGATTGACAAACCTGATGCCAAAGACTACATTAACGGAAGTAAAGAATCGGAAGAGCAACTGCTCAAGACTGAATTGGTAATCATCGAAATGGAAAACGAGATCAAAGGACTAAACCGAGAACTCAATCAGCTTGCAAGACGTAACGCTCAGCTCCGAGTGGCTTTTCAGGAACTAAAAGACGAACTAAAGTTTAAAGACATAGACCTTTAACTATACGCCTAAGCATATAAAAACACGAATATAAACGAAAATATACGTAAAAACATATAAATATGACAGCAGTAGAATTTTACCACGAAGAGATGCTCGAAATGGAGCGCAAATGGCAAATGGGTAATTTAAACTTTGGCCAATGGAAAGAAATGGCAGATGAGGCATTGAGAAAAGCCAAAGAAATGGAGAAAGAAAGAATGCTAGAATTTGGAACTAAAGTAGCAATGAAAGCACATACAGGCAAAAGCGGTTGGTCTATCATAGAAGTATATAATGAAAACAAATGACAAAGTACAATGTTGGTCTTGTTACCAGTTTAAAACGCTCGATAAATTCGACCAAAATAGACGAGAATACAATCTTAAAAGCAGAAGAGGAACTCTGTTCAGTTGTAAGAGATGCACACGAGCAAGAGTGTTGTCTGAATTACGAGCAGTCCGATACGACTTCACAGAACGAAAATTTGTAATACATCAATTTAAAAATAAAAATCAAGCACTTAAATTCCTAAAAGATGCCCAGATGCAAAAATTGTAAGCAGAAATTTGAGCCGGTACGTTTTAACCAAAAATTTTGCTTTGATCCGGAATGCGTTAAAGTATGGGTAAGTGAAGCAAAGGATCAGAATTGGAAAAAGACGAAAAAGAAAATGAAAGCTGAAATTGAAACCGTACAGGAATTAATGAAAGCAGCTCAGATTGTATTTAACAAGTATATACGAGAAAGAGATAAGGCTCAACCTTGCATCAGTTGTGGATCAAAGCTGGAAGATAAATTTGACGCCGGGCATTATTTTAGTTCTGGAGGACATAAAGCAGTAACCTTTGATGAAGATAACGTACACGGTCAATGCGTAGCCTGTAACCAATGGAAACACGGAAACCTTATACAATACCAAATAGGAATTGAGCAGCGTATCGGAGGAGAAAGATTAATGCAGCTACACGAAAAAGCGCATAAGTCAGTAAAGTATACCAGAGAAGAACTCAGAGATCTAATTAAACACTACAAAGAAAAAATTAAGCAATTATGAACGAAGCTAAACTATTCGACTATTTAAAGCAAACTTACTTTCCAGATTTAATCAGAGCAGATGATCAATATAGCAGGTGGGATTGTTACAGCGATCAGTACAAAACACGAATAGAACTAAAATCAAGAAATACGCATTACTCCAGCTTAATGATCGAAATAGACAAGTACACGGAACTTATGGCTCATTACACAATATTTAACAACATACCATTGTATATAAACTCAACACCAAAAGGAGTATTTGTTTTTGATTTACGTTGGATTGAACCACAATGGCAAACAGATAGCAGGATGCCAAAGACAACTGAATTTAAAAACACGGAACGGATTGAGAAAACTTACGGAATGCTGGATATTAGTTTGGCTAAAAAAATTTAAAAATATTTTTTGGAAACTATTTTATATTGAAAAATAATATTATATTTGTTCTATAATTCAAAACTAAAAACAATGAAAAATTTATTTAAAGCGCTGGCATCGTTTCAGCAAGAGGTTCCGGTAATTCACAAAGGAACGCAAGGATTTGGTTACTCGTATGCTGATCTTCCAACAATATTTGACAAAATCAATCCACTATTAAAAAAACACGGATTAGGATTTACACAGTTGCTTAATTCAAAGGATGGTGTTAATTACTTAGATACCGTTATTTTCCATATAGAAAGCGGAGAAAGCCTTGAAAGTCGCACTGAAATCCCAAGCGTAAGTTTAAAAGGTATGAATGATTACCAGTCGTTTGGATCTGGAGTAACCTATTACCGCAGATATGCATTAGCCAGTAGCCTTGCATTAGTAACGGACAAAGACACGGATGCTTCTGGAGAACAAGTAAAGAAAGAAAAGATATTACCAAGTATTGACGAAAAAAGATTTCAAGAAGCAGTAAAAGCAATTATAGCTGGATCTTACAAGCGTGAGAATTTAGAAAAAGCATTTGCATTAACTCAAGGTCAAATTGATATCTTAAATGCACTATGAAAGTTAGAGCCTCTGCTTTAGGTAAAATGATGGCTACTCCCCGATCAAAAGGGGAGCTGCTTTCTCAGACCGCTAAAAGCTACATTAAAGAAATAGTATTACAGGATAAATACGGAATTTACAAAGAGTTTAATTCCAGATACACGGACAAGGGTAACCAAACAGAAGATGAAGCAATACAATTAGTTGCTGATGTTTTAGATCTTGGATTTGTATTTAAGAATGAAGAGAAATTCCAGAATGATTTTGTTAAAGGTACTCCGGATGTAATTACAAATGATCTGATTATAGATACTAAGGTTAGTTGGTCCGCAAGTACGTTTCCGTTCTTTGAAGATGATTTACCAAACACGGATTATTATTGGCAAATGCAGGCTTATATGTGGTTGACCGGTAAGCGTAGAGCTTTGGTTGTTTACTGCCTAATCAATACGCCTTACTTAATCCTTGAGGATGAGATCCGCAGAGAACACTGGAAACAGAATTTAATTGATGAAAGCCAAGAGTTAAGAGCTTACGTTGAGGCCCAGCATAATTTTGATCACATACCTAAACACGAAAGAATCAAACAATTTTATATAGATTACAACGAGCAAGATATTGAACGAGCAAAAGAGAAAATAAAGATAGGATGCGAAATGTACAACAACCTTATGGGAAAAAACTAAATAGGTATTTCATCGCTGTTATAAGCATACACGAACCTCAATTTGAATTAATTAATGATCGCTTTGAAGATCTACTAAGAGAATTGAATGTAAAGTACATAATACAATATACCAGCGGAGAAGATATTTATCTGGAAGAAGTAACAGAGGATGAGTACAAAGATGCAATAGCACCACTAAATTAAACAATATGCGAAAGAACTTAGTTATTGAAATTCTTGATAGGTATGAGAAAGCTATGCAAGAATTAATTTATTACAAGCAACGTGTAGAAAGACACGAACAACAAATAAGAACCGTTAATCGAGAAAATCAGCAATTAAAAGCTAATACACATTTTCTTAAAGCACAATTAGAACAACTTAAAGCACAAAACAATGAAACAACAAATTGAAGATCCAATAGTTTTGAAAGTTCTTGCCAAGTACGCAGAACGCTCTCAGAAAGGAATTGAAAAGTACGGTACTATGTTAACACGAACTGATTATGAACTAATAGATTGGTTAAAAGAAGCACAAGCTGAGGCTATGGATTGGGCATTATATTGCGAAGCAGCTATAAACAGAATACAAAAAGATGGGAGCAAAACAACTTGATTTAACTGGATTGAGGTATAATATGCTTGTTGTAGTTGAACAATTACCAAGTAGAGTATACGGAGATAAGAGTAAATACCATAAAAAAAGAATGTGGTTATGCAAATGCGATTGCGGAAATATGACTGAAGCAAACACTGGAGCATTAACTTGTAATAAAAAGAAATCTTGCGGATGTTTGACACCTACAAAATCAGCTGAAAATTCTATAAAATCAAGGTATAAGATTGTAAAAGAAGATGCGGGATATAGAAGTGTTTATGTTAGGTATAAACAAAATGCAAGAGCTCGAAAATTAAATTTTAATGTTGACTTTGATTATGCAGTAAATCTAATGAAATCAAAATGTAATTATTGTGGTATAGAGCCATCAAATTTGTTTTGGAAATCTTATTACAATGTTTATTACAATGGAATTGACAGAGTTGATAACTCAAAAGGATATGAAAATGACAATGTTGTATCTTGTTGCAAAATGTGTAACATAGCTAAAAACAACAATTCAGAAGAAGATTTCTTGAAATGGATTAAAAGACTAAGTGAATACCAACGACTAAAAGACGAAGTAAAACAATTTAAACAAGAACAATGAAACTAAACAAAGACGATAGAAGAATAATGACTGCTTCTGAATTATCAGAAAGTAAAATTAGAGCATTAGCTAAAAAAGTTTGCAATGGACATCAACACACATTTAGATACAGTAATATGTTAAATGCGTGTTACCAAATGGGTAAGATGGTATTAGAACAAAATAAAATCATTGAAAAGGAAATAATAAAATACATTTGGGATGAAGCTGTAATAAGTGCAACGTATGGTAAAGCAATTAGCTTTGAAGATTTTTACAACGAAACCTTTAAACAACAAGAACAATGAAACTAAATAGAGATGACCGCAGAGAAGAAATGGCTGCTTGGGGAACTATTGTACTGATGTCAGTAGTTCTAACCTTAATCATAGCAGCAATAATTAGTAACCTTTTAAAATAAACATAATGGAAAACAAGTTAAACACAGGAGCAATCTTTAAAAACGACAAAAAGACGAGCGACAAGCACCCTGATTACAGAGGTAAAGTAAACGTAAACGGAAAAGAAATGGAAGTTGCCCTATGGGTAAAGCAAGGTAAGAACGGAAGTTTCTTCTCAGCATCATTCTCTGAGCCTTATGTAGCACCTGCTGAACGTGCACCAATCGGAGATAGTATTGATTCGGATTTGCCCTTTTAAGATATGAGCAGAAAACAGTTAGAAATTATTGGAAGCGGTACGGAAATTGTTCGTGCCGCTCTTATCCAGTATTTAGAAAAAAGCGGAATGACATTAACTGCATTTAGCGTAGAGGCTAAAATGTACCAGTCGAATTTATTTTTATTCCTAAGAGGTAAAAACCTTTCAGCACCAACATTACAAAAATTAGCAAATTATTTAAAAAATGTTGTATAATTAAAAATATTATTATATTTGTCCTATAACATTAAAACAAAAACAATGATTGCAATTAACTATTTACAATGTAACTGCTGCGAAGGTAGAGGTTACGTATTAGAAGAAACAACAGGCAACTATGAGCCATATGCACAAAACGTTGTTGAATTACAATGCGATGAATGTAATGGTAAAGGAGCTATAATTGATCTGGATGAGATGCTAAGCAGAATGGAACAAAAACACGGTTTAGAATATTCTAACGTAATTGGTTTTGTAGATGATGCTGATCGTATGTTGTCCGGTATGCAAAGACGAAAGGAAATGGTTTTATTCTCAATTAACGCCTTACGTCAAATGGGTTTAATGACTGAGCTTTACGCAAAATGGCATAACCGCATAGATACAATTAATAAAGGAATAGATAGAATAAAATTATATAAACAAATACTTTCGACTTATGAAACGAATATTTAAAAGGTTTAAGGCCAAAGTTCACGTAGACGATAACTACGGTTTTGGCTTACTAATTTCAACCAGCGGAATGGGGTTAATGATTTTGAACGTTGTATTTGAATTAGATTGGAACTAAACAAAACAAATTGGATAACAGCAGTGGCCGCTCATCATAAAGAATGGGTGGCCATTGTACGTTTATTCGGTACTGATAACCCAGAAGATATTGTACAGGAGTGCTATATCAAGTTGATGAAGATTGGAGATCCGGAAAAATACTTTGAAAACGGAGAAATAAACCGAGCTTTGATGTGGGTAACGCTTCGCAATATGTTCTTTACAATCAACAAAAAAGAATCAATGCAGTTAATACCATATGAAACCGTGCAAAACGTTGTTAAAACGCAGCAAAACACGGAAAGACTGGAAGCATTAGAACGCATTGAACTAAAAATAAAAGCAGAAATGCAAAACTGGGATGAGTACGATAGACAATTATTTATCCTTTACAGAAATTCTGGATTCAGTATGCGTAAAATAGAAACTGAAGTCGGAATAGGTTTACGATCAATATGGCAAACAATCAACAACTGTAAGAAAAAACTAAGCGAAGCCATCGGAGAAGATTGGCAAGATTATATGAATCAAGACTATGAACTAATATGAAACTACTAAACATATTGCAAGCATTAGACGAGAAGCTCGAAAGCTACAAAGAAAAGCAAAAAGAAAACAGCAGGTTTTTCAATGATATGGCTGATCAGATTGAGAACCTTAAACACGAAAACAAGATGCTTAGAAACGATTTAAAAGAATTAAGTAACCAATACCAAAAAGAATGGCTAAAAGAAAAGCAAAAGGATTAGGAGATACGGTTGAAAATGTATTAGAAGCAACCGGTATTGCAGCAGTAGTTAAATTTATCGCAGGAGATGATTGCGGATGCAATGAACGTAAGGAGAAACTAAACCAAAGATTTCCCTACTTTAATTGTTTAACAGAGCAGGAGTACAATTACCTTACCGATTTAGATATTAATAATAAGTACAGTTTAACACCGACTGAGCAAAAGCAGATCTTGGATATTTACCAGCGAGTATTTAACAAAAGAAAATCCCCGACTACTTGCGCAAGTTGCTGGGTGCAGATTATGAATGACCTTAAGGCAGTTTACGCCACTTACGAAGGATGAAACTAATCAAACACACAAGAAACGTACACGAATTAAATTTTGATTCTAAAGACGTTAAAATAGCTTTCCTTAGTGATGTACACTGGGACAACCCGAAATGCGATCACGAGCTCTTAAAACAGCATCTTGACTATTGTTTAAAGCACGATATCAAAGTATTTTTAAACGGAGATACGTTTTGTTTAATGCAGGGACGTGGCGATAATCGTAGAAACAAATCAGATATCCGACCGGAACATAACAATGCACGTTATTTAGATTCGATTGTTGAAACTGCGGTTGAATGGTTTTTACCGTATGCTCATATTCTGACAGTAATTGGTTACGGAAACCACGAAACAGGAATTATTAAGTACCAAGAAACCGATATCTTAACTCGTTTTGTTGATCTACTTAATTACAGATCTGGAGCAAATGTTCAGACAGGTGGTTACGGAGGTTGGTTGATCATTAAAAACCACGATGGAAGCACTCGTTTAAGCACTAAAGTAAAATATTACCACGGATCAGGCGGCGGAGGAGTAGTTACCAAAGGTGCTTTGAACTTAACCAGAGCTTTAGAAATGTACGAGGACTTCGATGTGTTTACTATGGGTCACATTCACGAGAACTCAGCGCGTAATGATGTCAGAGAAAGTATTGTGCACAACCCTAAAAACGGATACAGAAGCGAACAAAGACCTTTACATATGATGCTTACCGGTACCTATAAAGAAGAGTACGGAGATGGAGATCACGGATGGCACGTTGAAAGGGGAGCGCCACCAAAGCCACTCGGTGGACGTATCTTAACTATTAAGATGATCCGCAAACAAAAAGACGGATCCCAAAGTTATTACAACAAAGTAGATTCCCACTTATTTAATATCTAATGCCAATACCAAAGTTATTACCAAGAGAACAGGCCGGAGAATTTGTACAACGATGCATAATGGATCCGGTAATGGTTAAAGAATTTCCAGATATCAACCAAAGAATAGCAGTTTGTAGAAACCAATTAACAGAAAATGCAAGTCAACAAAGTAAAAATAAGCGAGGTAAAAAATAACCCAAAAAACCCAAGACTAATAAAAGACGATAAATTTCGTAAGTTAGTCAAATCAATACAGGAGTTTCCGCAGATGTTAGAGCTACGACCTATCGTAGTTGATGAAAACAATATTGTACTTGGTGGAAATATGCGTTTAAAGGCCTGCAAAGAAGCTGGATTAAAAGAAGTGTATATTGTAAAAGCTAAGAACTTAACCGAACTACAAAAAGACGAATTCATAGTAAAAGATAACGTAGGCTTTGGTGAGTGGGATTGGGATATGTTAGCTAATGAATGGGATACTGAAAAGTTAGATGAGTGGGGTTTAGACGTTCCTAAAATATTAGATGCTGATGAAGATTTAGAACTAAAGGATTTAAGCAGCACTATTGATAATCTTTACCGCATTGAAATTGTTTGTAAGGATGAAGAACACCAAGAAAACACGTATAATAAACTAATTGAACAAGGATACGAATGCCGACTTTTGACATTATAAAAGAAGTAAAGCCAACTAAAACATTTAGGGTGGCTTCTGTTATTGGTAAGTTTGATTTACAATCGGAAAATGTAGTTGAACACTTTAAAGGAGATATTGATATTCCTAATGAGTGGCAAGTAGGTTTAATTGTAGGAAAAAGCGGAACTGGAAAGACCACAATAGCAAAACAATTATTTGAAGATGCTTATATAACTTCTTATGAATATACTGCTGAAACTGTTTTAGATGATATGCCAAAGGAGTGTAGCGTTGAAGAAATTACAGCAGCATTTAATTCAGTAGGCTTTTCAAGTCCACCGAGTTGGTTAAAACCTTATTCTGTATTAAGTAATGGACAAAAGATGCGAGTTGATTTAGCTCGTGCCATTTTAGAAAAAAACGAACTATTTGTATTTGATGAGTTTACCAGCGTAGTAGATAGAAACGTAGCTCAGATTGGTTCTTTTGCTATGCAGAAAGCAATCAGAAAGACGGATAAAAAATTCATAGCAGTTACTTGTCACTTTGACGTACAAGATTGGCTGCTTCCAGATTGGGTATTTAATACCGATACGATGACCTTTCAAAGTTTTGAAGGGCAAAAAAAAAATAGACCAGATATCAAATTTGAAATATTCAATTATGGAGATAAAAGCATCTGGAAAATGTTTGCTAAGCACCACTATTTAAGTCATTCGCATAATAACGCTGCTAATGTATTTGTAGCTACGGTTAATGATGAAGTAGCAGGGTTTATCAGTATATTGCATTTACCGCATCCAAAAGCCAAAACAATTAAGAAAGTTCATAGGTTAGTTATATTGCCAGATTATCAAGGAGCAGGCATTGGATTAAAACTATTAAATGAAGTAGGTAAGTTGTATAAAAGAGAAAATTGGCGTTATACAATAGTAACTTCTGCTCCAAGTTTGATTAATGCTTTAAAAAAATCTAAACAATGGGTTTGTAAACATTATGGTAGATTAAAAGCTGATACAGGAATAATACACGGAAATAATAATAAAGCAAACAATTCTAAAGAAAGAATTACCGCATCATTTGAATTAAAGTAACAACGAATCAACAACGAACAATGGCAGGTAAAGGACAAATAGAACCACGATGGCAAAAAGGCGAAAGCGGAAACCCATCTGGCAGACCAAAAGGAAGTAAGAATAGAAGCACAATAGCTCGTAAATGGTTAGAAGTTAACCAATCGCTTAAGAACCCATTGACAGGGGAAAGCGAAACAATGAGCCAAGAAGATTTAATGACTTTGGCTTTAATCAAGAAAGCAAGAGAAGGAGATGTTGCAGCTTACAAGGCTTTGATGGATTCCGGATACGGAGCACCTTTACAACAAATTGAACAAACTAATATAGAACAACCTTTATTCCCAGATGTTCAAACGGACAACCTCGATCAATAAGATCCTTGATTTAAAAAAACGGATTAAGATTATACAGGGAGGAACAAGTGCCGGTAAAACATTCGGTATATTGCCAATCCTTATAGACCGAGCAATCAAACAACCTAACGTTGAGATCAGTGTTGTAGCTGAAAGCATACCGCATTTACGTAGGGGTGCCTTAAAAGACTTCTTGAAAATAATGAAGTGGACTAATCGTTACGTAGATGAGCAGTTTAATAAGTCGTTATTAACCTACACATTCAAGAACGGAAGTTATATTGAGTTTTTCTCAGCAGATGATTCCAGCAAGTTACGTGGTGCCAGACGTGATATCTTGTATATAAACGAGTGCAATAACGTAACGTTTGAAAGTTACAATGAGCTTTCTATCCGTACTAAAAAGGATATTTACCTTGACTTTAACCCAGCTAATGAGTTCTGGGTACATAAAGAACTAAAAGACGAACCAGATGCAGATTTCATAATCCTTACTTACAAAGATAACGAAGCACTTGATCAGAGTATTGTCACACAAATTGAGAAGAACCGTGACAAAGCAGCTACAAGTTCATACTGGGCTAATTGGTGGCGAGTATATGGATTAGGCGAGGTCGGTATGCTTGAGGGCGTAATATTCGAGAACTGGAAAGAAATTGATAAAGTGCCGCAAGATGCACGTTTAGTAGGAATAGGCCTTGACTTTGGATATACTAATGATCCAACAGCAATCATTGAGGTTTATAATTGGAACGGAAAGCGAATAGTAAACGAACTTGTTTACCGTAATGGAATGCTTAATTCAGATATTGCCAAAGCTTTACCGTCTGGAGTAGTTATTTATGCTGATAGTTCAGAACCAAAAAGTATTGATGAAATAAAACGTTACGGAAAGACGATTAAAGGAGTAACTAAGGGTAAGGATTCAATTAACTATGGGATTGACGTAATGCAACAGCAAGAGTATTTAGTAACCAAACAAAGTACAAACCTAATCAAAGAACTTAGAGCATACTGTTGGGATGTTGACCGATCAGGCAACAGAGGAAGAAACCCAGCCGGTGGATTGGATCACGCCATAGATGCTTTGAGATATCACGAAATGGAAACGTTAGGCCTAAAGAAAAACTACGGTACTTATAATATTCGCTAATGGCTGAAGATTACACAAGAGCAATGTGCTATGTAGTCGAGGCTTACATACAACACCGTACAGGAAAACGGATACAAATAATCTTTAATAACCCCCAGAAGTTGCGAGTTCACTTAATAATGCTACGTGAAGCGTATAACTACGTGCAACAACAAACTAAAAAATAAGTTATATGAGTATGGATTTAAAAATAAATGTACCTACTGATCTAAGCGAAATAACGTTAAAGCGTTACCAAGCTTATATTGATATGCAGGAAAAATCCAATGATGAGGAATTTGTGGCCCAGAAGATGATTGAGATCTTTTGCGATATTCAGTTAAAGGATATTGTAAAAATTAAGCTTACGTCTTTACAGGAGTTGGTTGTACATTTTATTAAGTTATTTGATACCAAGCCAAAGTTTAAGCCTACGTTTAAGATCAAGGATATGGAGTTCGGTTTTATTCCGGAACTTGAAGAGATCACATTTGCTGAATACGTAGATTTAGAAAGCACTTTGAGCAGTTGGTCAACTTTTCACAGGGCGATGGCTAAACTTTACAGACCGATTACAAAAAAACACGGAGATAAATATCAGATTGCAGAATATAACCCCAGTGTAGAAATGGAGGAGCTTATGCGATTTGCTCCGCTGGATGTTTGTATTGCAGCATCGCTTTTTTTTTGGAATTTAGGAAACGAATTATTTCCGGCTACCCTGAGTTATTTGGAGAAGGAGATCAAGAAGAATCCGGAGACATTAACGATTTTAGCGAAACAACTCAATTTGCAAAACGATGGGGATGGTATCAGAGTTTATATGCACTCGCTAAAGGAGATGTTACAAAATTCGATGATGTTGCCAAGCTCAGACTTACTAAATGCCTCACGTTTCTCACGTTTGAAAAGCAAAAAAACGAAATTGAACAACGACAACTTGAAAGATTAAGACGATGAATTACTTTACCACCATAGATACCTTAAGAGCTCATTTTGCTTCGGATCCAGTAGTGAACGAAATAACGCAAGGAGATATATTTTCTATTGACTTAAACAAGAAAACTATCTTTCCGTTGGTTCATATTATGATCAACAACTCAACTGCTGAAGAATTTGTAATACGTTACAACATAACTATTATGGCAATGGATATAGTTGATCTAAGCAAAGCGCAGGATACGGATTTGTTTTATGGTATGGATAACGAAACAGATGCGCTAAACGCAATGCATTCTGTACTAATCAGAGCTTACAAACTAATGAAAGCCGGCAACCTATGGGATGATAAGGTTGTAATTGAAGATACAGCCACTTTAGAGCCATTCTCAGAGCGCTTTGAGAACAATCTGGCAGGTTGGGCTATGACGTTTGATATTGTTGTTCCTAATGAAATGACTATTTGTTAATGGAGCAATCGGAAGTTTATAAAGAATTAGACAAGTTCCGTAAGTTCGTTATAAACGAATCAAAGAAAAACCTACGTAAATACGGAAAGGGCGGAGGAGATCTTGAAGATTCTTTAGATAGCCGATTAAAAGTAAATAAGAATAGTTTTGAGCTTGAGTTCTGGATGGAAGATTACGGTATCTATCAAGACAAAGGTGTATCCGGAACTAATAAGAAATACAATACTCCTTTTTCATATAAACAAAAAGCACCACCGCCAAAAGCATTTGATAAGTGGATTGTAAAAAAAGGATTAACGCCAAGAAATAGCGCAGGACAATTTACAAGCCGCAAAGGTTTGCAGTTTGCTTTGTCAAGATTCATATTTAAAAACGGAATTAAACCAAGTTTATTTTTTACAAGACCGTTTGAAAACGCTTACAAGAAATTACCGGAGGATCTTATAGATAAATACGGATTAGATGCCCTTAAATTATTTAACGAAACATTATACAATTTAGAAAATGGCTAACATATTTGCAAGAAGCCCCTATATAATCGAAATAAACGAAACAGGGCAAGTAGAAACAAAGATTGAGCTTTACTTATGGAATACCGGAAGTATTCCAAGTGCTCCGCAGTACATTCTAAATAAGCTAATAGCCGCTTCAAATGCTCCGGCTACTTATTATGATGTTTCTCCTTACATACGTGAATTTATAAGCCATAACAGCCTACAAACGCAGCCAAACACTCAAGCAGCTACACCAACAGCGCAGTATTGTAATTATACAATTAAAAAATACAAAAGAATAGGTACAACTTTCACGCAGGTTGGATCTAATATTACAGGTTTAGGTTTTGAAGGGTTTGGATATTATACAGATGGATACAATCCAACAGTTTCAGATATATTATTGCCACAGGGTAATTACTATTATAATCCAATAAGTAACGTTGGTTGGGTTACTGTTTACACTGAAACCGCAGTAAAAGCACGCTGGACCAATTTAAGCACTGCTGCAACGCAATTAATTAACCTTTCAACAGATACCGTTAGGGATGTAAATAGGGTTTATCCAAGTTGGGAGGCGGTAGGAAACAAATTAGAAATATTAGATTCAGCTAATGGCGTTTTATGGACCTCGTATTTTTATCCTAAAGAAAAATGTAAATACGTTCCAGTTCAAGTTGACTTTGTAAATAAATACGGAGCTTGGCAACGTGAGTGGATGTTTGGTGCTTCTTATGATAGTTTAAACGTTGAAAGCACGGAGTATAACATCTTACAATCTCAATTCCCTAATTACCTACAAACAGAAGGACAAAGAGAAGTATTTAACGCTAACGGAAAGCAAACAATAAGACTAAATACTGACTGGGTTGAAGAAAGCTATTCAGAAACTATTAAACAACTATTGTTAAGCGAAAAGATATTAGTAAACGAAAAAGCTGCTAAGATAAACACGAAGTCAACTGATCTATTTAAGTCAATCAATACTAAGATGATCAACTATCAGTTGGAATTTGAATACGCATTTGATACTATCAACTCGGTTATCTAATGAAAAGAAAGGTACATTTATACGTAAGCACTACAAGGTTTCAAGATGCTACAACTTCAGTAGTTAATAATTTTGTTACGTCTGCAACTAATAACGGAGGTACTTGCGAAGCTACCGGCTGTATGTTCGATTATCTAACATCGCTTGGTGGGATTTCCGGACTATTGACATCTTCTGAGAAACTTGAATTGTTTAATGATGAACAGATCAGCGTAACAAGTACAGTGCAAAACGTACAAGACATCTCTAAGACATTTACGGATTTCTCGCAGTCGTTTACAATTCCTGCTAACGACCACAACAATCAAATCTTACAACACTTCTATCAGTCTGACGTAAACTCGCTGATTGATTACAACATCCGCTTAGATTCGTTTATTGAGATTGACTTGACTTTCTTTAGACGAGGTAAACTTCAGATTGAGAAAGCGAACCTAAAAAACGGAAGACCTGAAAGCTACTCTGTAACATTCTACGGGGATGGTCGTACTTTGAAAGATTACTTTGGCGAGGACTTACTTTCAGACTTAGACTACACAGATTATAACCACGTTTACAACGGAACAGAGATTGCCAACAGAATTACGGATGGTACTAACCAATACGATGTAAAGTATCCGCTAATCAGTTCTAAACGAATTTGGCACTATCAATCAACTTACGTAAACGCTACAACACCAAACTGGTTAGACATTCAGTCAATCGCTGACAACAACATCTATTCAACAAGTGGAGCAGTTAAATACAATGAGCTATTTCCTGCAGTTCGAGTGAGTACAATCTTTGATTTGATTCAAGCAAAATACGGAGTAACTTTCAACGGTACTTTCTTGCAGGATGATAGATTTACTAAGCTATTCTTATACTATAAAAACAAAGGTGAGTTTGAGATTACTGGAGGTAACTATGAACTTGACTTTACAAGCGTAACGCCTACCTTTACAACTTACGACCTTACTAACACAGTTGACTTAACTACAAACGAGATAAGTGTTCAATTTATAAACGGAGTTGCTACTCACAATATTGGAGTATTTGTTAATACTGCTTCCACTACGTCTACGTACTATCTTGATGTTTACCAAAACGGAAACTTAATTAACTCAATTCAACATTCTGGAACTGGCTCTGTTTTTACTGAATACGTAACCAACACCGCAGGTCTTGATACAACTTATTCATTTAAGATTAGACCAAACGGAGCAGTAAACTTAACACTTTCAGTTGGGTATGCAGTAACGTATTTTAGTGGTTTATCTCTTGCTTCTGATAGTGTAGCAATTACAGTCAGTAACTTGACTATGACTATCAACCAAAACCTTGCAGCTAACGCACCTCAAATGAAGATTGCAGATTTCTTTGCAGGAATCCTCAAGGTATTTAATATGATCTGTATTGGTACGGATGAAAACACGTATCAAATTGCGCCTATTGACGATTGGTATGGACAAGGAGCTATTGTAGATATAACTAAATACACTAGCGTTGAAAGTATTGACGTATCACGTATGCCGCTTTACAAAAAGATTACGTTTAAATACCAAGATTCAGAGTGCTTCTTAAACAAACAATTTAGCCAAGTATATTCCAGAGGATACGGAGATATGACCTATCAGTATCCTTACGATGGTGGAGAGTTTACAGTTGACTTACCTTTCGAGAATATCTTACAACAGAAGTTTGATGGTACAGAGTTACAGGTTGGTTATGCTTTAAATAACGAATTTGCACCATATACACCAAAGCCTATTTTGCTTTATCAGTATGACAACCAAGATTGCGATTTTAAGTTAATGGTAGGCTCGCACGTAACAATTACCAATTACACTCCTTTTGGTCAAGATCTAAGATTCAATAACACGGATCTTACTTTAAACTTTGCTCCGGAAACTTCCAGCTTATTACTTACGCCAATACAAAATACGTTATTTGCTCAGTATTATTTCTCTTACCTTTTTAACCTTTACAATTTAAAGCAAAGATTGATCAACGTAAAGACGAAATTACCAATAAGCCTGCTTACCGGATTGAAGCTAAACGATAGATTAATCATCAGAGATAAGCGTTATATTATTAACGATATGCAAACTAACCTAACATCAGGAGAAGTAAACTTTTCGCTTTATCTTGACTTTAGGCCGATGATCAACAAAGTTCCTTTTTACCAAGTACCAACTTCTGGAGGATCAATAGCAACTGCAATCAACTTACCAAACGGAGGGGGATCAGCAGTATTAACTCCATCAAGTTCTGATTTGGTTTTAAGTGCTTATACGTTAACATCAAGCCAAAATATTACAGTAACAACTCCGGCTGCTTCAGCAGGTACAGCATATTCAATAAGTGTAGCTTATACAAACACGAATGGAATAAGAACAGATGAAACAATAAATATAGTAGTGGTATGATAAAGAATTTAATCCAGTTACTGCAAGTAGATGATTTCTACGGACAGGGAGAATATATAGACATAGCTAAAGGAAAGTACAAATTACATACGTCAATCCGTAAGCAAATAAAACAAGCAAAAAGAGAACTAACAAACAAGCGAAATGGCAGAAGTTAAAACAGTTAAGATAAACGTAGATACGAAAGGTGCAGTTGATGCAATGGAAAGCCTTTCCAAAGCTACTAACGATGTAAGCAAAAGTTTTGAAGAAGTTTACGGAGATCTGCAACCGCTTACCACGAGAATGGGCGAAGCGGAAGATCGCTTGTATGAATTAGCGAATGCTGGTCAAACTGCAACGCAAGAGTACAAAGATTTATTGGCTTCTGTTGCTAATTACCGTAAAGTACAGATCCAAACGGATATGGCAGTTGATGCGGCTGCTACAACTATGGCTCAAAAACTCGGTGGAGCTTTAGGCGGAGTTACTTCCGGATTTGAATTAGCGCAGGGCGTAATGGGTACTTTCGGTGCGGAATCTGCTCAAGTAGAAGAGGCATTGCTTAAGGTACAATCCGCTATGGCTATCTCGCAGGGTATTCAAGGAGTACGAGAAAGCATTTCAAGTTTCAAAGCATTAGGAGAAACAATTAAAGCTACTTCAGCTTTTCAAAAGATCTTAACTGGCTTTCAATGGTTGTATAATACTGCTTTAGCTGCTAACCCTATTAGCGCAATTATTGCCGGTATTGTAGCTTTTATTGCGATAGGTTATAAGCTGATCACAATGTTTCAAGATTCTGCCGAAGCAAATGAGAAAGCCGCAGCAGCTACCAAGAAAAGCACTCAAGAACTTAACAAGCAGATTGCAGCAAGTCAAAGAGCCAGCGATGCCCTAAAAACCAAAAACGGACACGAATACGAAATGGCTAAGGCATCCGGTGCAAGTGCTGAAGCATTACGTAAATTGGCATTGAAGCACGCAGATGAAGAGATCGCATTAGAGAAAGCAACTTTAGCAACTGCCAAAAACACGTATGAAAAAGAAAAGAACACTTTAGCAAGCTACAAGAGTTTAGGCGTAAGCGATGAGGTAATTGAAAAACAACGTGAACTTGTTACAAAATCAAGAGAAGCTTTAAAAGAAGAGTACTCAGATCTCAAAGAAGCATACCAAAACCGTCAAGAAATTGCAAGACAAAATCAGGTTGAGGTAAGACAAGAGCAAACAGACTTAAAGAATGCTCAAATACAAGCAGCAAAAGAAGCAAGTGAAAAGGTAGCGGAGCAACGCAAAGAAGCAAACGAAAAAGCTAAAGAAGAAAGAAAAGCACAAGCAGAACTTATAGCTAAAAGCGATGCTGAGGCCAAACGTATTGCTATTGAAAAAGAAAACGAGTTACAGCAAAAACTCGAAGATATTGCAGAACAAAATTACCTAAATACCTTATCAGAGCAAGATAGAGAACTTTTAGCGGTTCAAGATAAATACT